AAGTGTTCAGTAGCAGGGAAAAAGTTTTTCTGAACTGAATTATGTGCCTCATCAAAATAGATAGTATCAACTTCAATATCAAGTGACTCTTGTATCTTATGTAATGAATGATATGTAGTAAAGATTAGTATATGATCTGTGCTGTTGTGATACCAATACTCAAGTTGGTCTGTCTTAGTTGTACTCTTATGATGTGTCTCTCCACTATGAACATGAATAACCTCGACACCTTGATTGTAATGACCATCAAGATTCTGCTCTAGAAACTCAGATGATAATTGATTAGCAAGTAGAATACGAGGAGCAACAACTACAACTGTCTTAGGTAGAGTATCCTGTCTGAATAACTTTTTGACATCTTCAATCATACACATAGTCTTACCACCACCAGTAGGAACAATGACTTGTCCTTTAGTATTGTTAGACATGGCGTTTACAGCGTCAAGTTGATGTGGTCTTAAGGTAAGAGTCATTCAAGTAATAATCGTATATACACTATTATACAAAAATGGGGCAGTATAGCAACCACCCCATGTGACAGTATTTTAACTGTCATCACTTGTTAAAAGTTCTTGACTTTGAATCTACTGTAAGTCTAATTGGTTTTGCCTCATACGGAATGCCTGCTTTAATAAGACTATCAATATTGAATGAACATTGAACTCTACGTTGTTTCTTACTATCAACTTTAGGGTGTATTCTCATTTGTGCATTAGTATCTTCAACAATCGTCTTTAATACTTGTCTCTCTACCTTTGTATCTTGTTGTGCATTTCTCCCCTCTGGTATGGATTTGATATATGAATCAAACTCTCTAATTTTCTCGTATGTCATTTTACCCCATAGGATAGACTCATGCTCAGGTTTGATATGGAATGTATATTCTGTATGAAATATTTTTCTATCTTCAACTTGTTCCCAGACACCAATAATAATATCATACTCTAACTCAGCACGTCTTCTAAGTATATCGCCACAATCTACCTTTCTACCTTTTGCAGTTTTGATACTAATATCTTTATCAGAGTGTAATCCATCTACAATATCCATAGATGATGTATAACCGTTGTCCTTGAGTTTATCATACTCATCTTTACTAAAACCAGTAATCTCACGAGTCTTAACATCTTCAAAGTAATTGCCGTGTGCTTGGACTTCCATAATAAATTTGTTGTTACATCTATCATATAAAAAAAAGAGGCTGCATAGCAACCTCCATGTGACACTTATTCAACTGGTTATGAAACATCTGATATAAGATGGGGCATTGGTTCAGTTTTTAAATCATACTTAAATTCAGTATTATTTTTTTCAACTGGAAACATATTATTAAAATGGTATCTCATAACTTTTTTTAATTTATTATGCCATTTTCTTTCCCACTCTTCTTTATTATGGTCAGAATTATGAAAGAATAAAACTAAAACAATATGTTTCTTTTTATTTTCTGGTTTCATCATTTCTTCAAGAATAGCAGTTGATATTTTTGAATAGTAAGCTGTGCAATGACACACCACCATCGTATCATCATCTTCAAATTTTTTCTTCGTTCTCATTAACTCTTTCCAATTTTCTGGGTGTGTTTTTTGAGAATATATTGCAACCTTTTGATTTGACTTCTTATATTGCTTATTTTTATACTCTTGCTCAACTTTCTTTAAAATTTTAGTTATATCTCTATTAAGATATCCCAAAGGTTTCAAGTAATCATGAGCATGACTTGTTTTCTTTGGGTTTAAATCTTGTCCTTTTTCTTTTAGACCCACTAATAGTTTAACAATATCATCTATGTCATTTTCTTTAGCTATTTTTGTTTTCTTAGGATTTAATAAGTTACCAATATACCTTAAATCATCTTCAGTTAAAGAATGTTCCTTTATAAAGGCTTGGTCAAATCTTATTGTTCTAACTTTTCCTTGTTTTTTTATTTGATTTAACGCCCTTAGAGTATGATTTCCATCGCCAACCACATCTTGACCTTTGTTTTTTGGACTCGCTCCTTCCCAAATTATTATTGGTTTTGTGTGTGCTATACCTGTTTGTTCTGCTCTATCCTTTATTTTTTGTATGTGTGTCACATCATCTTCAGCTCTAACTTGCAATCTATCAAGTGCATATATCTTATCTTTATCTTCTATATTCCAATCTTCATCTTCTATTTTACGATTTATATATTTGACAATATCTAAACAAGTTTTAATTTGAATTAAAGCTTTATCTCCACTCGGAGCTACTGCTTTATTATAGTAGTCAGGATTACTTTTTGCTTTGACCTCACTCAAAAGTTTACTTTCAAGATTTTGCATATCTTTTTTTAATCCAGTTGCAACAATTTTATAGTCAAGTAGAGGTCTATCGCCTGAATACAAAATATCTAAAAAATACTTATCTGTTGGACTTCCCCAATAAGAACCATCAAATGGCTCTGAGTGATATCCAATGTATTTTTTTCCATCTTGTATGTTAGTTATCTCGTAAACAAATGCCTCATAACCAAATTTATTTGCACTTGAAATATCAAGATTTCTGATTGATGGCAGTTTTTTATCTATTTTCATTTGTGTATTCTTTGTATAAAGTTTCCTCTGCCTCTCTGGCAGCAATTTCATGTGGTTGGTCATCATAACTGTAGTTTTCTACTGGCTCATTCTTGTAATACATCTTTGACCATTTTGTTTTGAGAGATCCATCAATGAATTGTTTCATATGAAACATCTCGTGTAATAAAGTTTTTGTATAGGTTTCTTTATCAAGATGTGTATCAATCTCGATCTCGAAATCTCGTGGACGAGACCAACCGCCTGTTGTATCACAATACCCAAGGCAGCCTTCTCTCTTCATTCCACGATGAATGATATCGAGTGTGATCTTGTGTCTGGGAAAATACTTCTCTATAAACCAAGTGGCAACACTCTGACATAACCTCGTAGAATAACCGTATCCAGAATGGTAGATGTAAGACATACGCCCCAGTGTAGAAACCAAACAAAAGAACTTACGAATAAAAGTTTTTCTTTGGAATTCATAAAAAAACGAAACTAAGCCTATTATAGACTTAATCTCGTAAGTAGTCAAGTATGAGTGGTCAGTTTATTAACTGTCTATGCTGAGATACGGTGTCCACCAAAGAAACATCTATTTGGTTCTGTTGGTTCTGTTGAACCTTCATTATGATAGACTTGGAATTTTATTGTATCACCAACATCTAAATAAACCAGATATGTAAGAGTTCCAGAGTTTACGATGATATTTGATCCTTCATCAAGAGCTCTTTGCTCGGCGTAGAAGTCAGGGGCTGCATCATTTTTACTAAATCCACCACGAACAATATCAGAGTCTTGAACATCATCAATAGCTGCTCCACCATAAACAAAATAAGTTCCCTGACAATTAGCTGGAACTGTGAATACTCCATTTGATTCATTCCACCCACCATTAGTATTATTAACTACATTATTTCCAAGATTTATAATTGTAGTCCAAGCAGAAGTTCCAACATTATGAGCAGTATCTTGTCTTCCAAACCAACAGGGAACATTAGTAAGTGTCTTAACAGCATCACAACCTGACTTATGATCTTTATATGTTCCATCACTCCGAATTGAAAGTCTCGCAACTGCTGACTGATATCCACTAGCATTGTTGGTTTTAAAAATAATTCCACCAGAAGTAGGGACACTATTCATAAGACAGAGTGCGTTATCAGTTAATGCGTCGTAAACTGTTCCTCCTACACCAATAGCATTTTGGTCACTACCACCATCTTGTCTGAATAATATTCTTGGATTATCTGCTTCTTCATTATTATCTGTATCCGCTTCAAGAATTAGTTCACAATCACCAGATGTTCCAGATGAAAGATGTAATAAACCAGCTGGTGCATTTTGCCCGATACCCAATCTGCCATCTTGTGTCAGACGCATTTTTTCTGATGATGATGCGCTGCCATCACTAGTTGTTTTAAATACTATTCGGCCAGGCATATCATTTGCGCCTGGTGTCCCATCAACCTCACCAGTTATTTGAGCACCAACTGATATTAGGTCTGTTCCGTCTGCGCCACAAAAGCTAATTACTCCCAACTTATCATCGTCGTTAACGATTGTAGTTCCCCCAACTACATTTGATCTCGATTTACCGAGCATTAAACCAGCTCCAGATGTATTACTACTATTTCTTACGCATGTTATAGCAGATTCTCCGCCAGTGCCTTCAACTTGCAGTAAACGAACATTAGCATTACCTACACCTCTTCCAGTAGTGTGATTAACTAATATTTTACCATCTGATGAAATGCGAAGTCTTTCTGATGAAACTGAACTACCATCGGAAGTGGTATAAAATATAAGATTTCCAGGCATATCATCATCGCCTGGTGTTCCTTCAACCTCTGATCTTATCTGTGCGGCGTTCGTAAATGTATCGCCATCCCATCCACTGAATGTTATTGATCCTATCTCATCATCATCTTGAACAATAGTGGGAGAAGATTTTGATCCTCTTGCTTTTTGCAAAGTAAGTCTTGAAGGCCCATCTGAGTCATTAAATTTACCAAGAGAAAGGCCTGCAACTTCAGATTCTAATTGTATATCTGGATGATAACTAGCGTTGCCTGCACGAGTTTGTCTAGCAGTATCTGTTCCTACTAATAATCTACCAGCACCATCAATACGCACCGCTTCACTACCAGCAGTTTCAAATGAAATTCTATCATCAGCAGGAAAAGCAACCCTTGTATCAGTATCTCCTATATGAAACAAGGATTCTGCAATTCCTAAACCACCACTTACATCGAGTGAAGTTAGTGTTCCTAATGATGTTATATTTGCTTGTGCAGCAGTCTGTATTGTTCCTGTTACGTTTCCTGTTAATGCACCGACAAAAGTTGTTGCAGTTGTAACACCTGTGAAGAATCCATTTCCATCTTTACTTAAAGTTATTCCACTTCCAACTCTAATCTCAGAACGTGCAGTTATAATACCTACCGAATCTACGTTTGTTACGTCTTCATAAGTTAATGTGCCTGCGATTGATACTGTTCCACCGATTGAGACATCGCTCACAAAATTGACTGTTCCACCAACCGAAAGAGTATTATCAGATGCGTTCAAAGTCGCAATGGTAGTCACACCAGCAAGTTGAATGCCAGTGTTAATACCAATACTACCAATCTTAGTGAGTGCCATTTATCTCTTTTTAGTTATTTATTCAACAACCTCTGGTTCTGGGGTCGCTTCTGGAGTCTCTGTGGGTGTCTCCTCTTCTTGTGGTAAAGTCACACCAATTTCTGTAAGATACTCAATCGCACCTGTGACTTTCATTAACAAATTTTTTTTACTTTCAATCTCTTGTGAAAGTGCAACTCGTTGATCAACAAGTGACTTTAGATGAGTTGAATGATCGATTCCTTCTGCCATAATTAAAAAATAATTTTATCTCTATTATATATCATAGTAAAAAAGAGGTCAACCCTCAAGTGCGGCAACTCTCGCCTTCAATGCAGTGTTCTCAGCAGAAAGTTCTTGTATCGCTTTAATCATTGGTGAAATAAATTCTCCATATCTTAATCCGTATTTTGGAGTCATAGGATTACCCTCATCATCAACTTCGTCTTTAAGAAATCCACCAAAGTCCATGGCTGTTTTACCTATTTTAGGTAAAAGATCTTCAATATCCTGACTGATCAATCCATAATGAGTTCTTTTACCAACTCCACCTTTACTATGGTTCCATTTAAATGAAACAGGTGTTAATTTGTTAATAAAGTCAAGACCTAAATCACTTGGAACTATTGTATTTTTTTCATTTCTGTCAGAAGCTGCATTTATAGTAGTATTTGTAGCTCTAACATCATCCCATCTATATGATTGATTACCTAAATCATAACTATTATCAATTCCTGGCCCGAAGAAAGTAAGGTTAAATCTATATCTTGTCGTTCCATCGATGGCTGCATAAAAGTTATTGTCAGAGTTACTCCAAAATCCAGCGTCGGTGTTGCTTATAAAGGCAAGGCCTGGTTTAGCTGCAGATCCATTTTTAAAGAGTAATTGTTGATCAGAGTTGATGCGAACTGCCTCTGTTGTTGAAGTAAAAGGATTATTTGATGAAGCGTCACTTGTTGTTTTGAAACTTATATAAGCACCTTCATTATCTCCATCTCCATAAGCTCCCATATTGGCAACTGAATGTCCATCAGATGCGGTAAAGTTAATTGCACCAAAATTACCAGTTGTATTAGTGCTATTTCTTTGTAACTCAAGAACACATGATCCACCGCCCGCAGATATATGTAATATATTGGAAGGATCATCAGTTCCAAGGCCCATCTTACCATCTGATGTGATGCGAAGTCTTTCTGTTGGGCCAGAAGCACCATCAGCAGTTGTTTTAAATACTAGTCGGCCAGGCATGTCATTTTCGCCTGGCGTTCCATCAACTTCACCTCTTATTTCAGCAGCAGCTGATTCGAGATCTGTGCCATCTGCGCCAGCAAAACGAATTTGACCTAATACATCACCACTGTTGACAATTGTATTAGGATATCCTCTAGATTTTCCAAAATCTAGTGAAGGCCCAGATGCATTGTTTTGATTTCTTACGGCTGCTAAACCAGCTCCTCCACCACTACTTTCAATTTGCAACATACGATTGATATTTGTTCCAATATTTCTTGCAACTGTGGAATTAATTAATACTCTACCATCTGATGTGATGCGAAGTCTTTCATTTCTGCCAGATCCAGTTGTTGGACTCGTTTGAAATACGAGATCAGTAGGTATGGTGTCTGTGCCTACTGTTCCATTCACTAACGCACCTATCAGTGCAGTAGGATTGTATATGTCAGTTCCATCAGCACCATAAAAAATTATCTGACCTAATTGATCACCATCTGCTACAGAAGTATTTGATCCAATGGAAGTGCCTCTAGTTTTTCCAAATCTAATACTTGGTGAATTTATGGTAGCTTGATTATTAACTATTGATAATGATGCAGCATCAGTGCCTGCAGCAGTTAACCCTTCAATTTGAACACTTGATGTAGTTCCAGATGCAAAAAGTCTTCTATCGGTAAGTCCTTTTAGGAGTTTGCCTCCATTATCAATACGCACCGCTTCACTACCAGCAGTTTCAAATGATATGTGATCATCCTCTGGAAATCTGATTACAGTATTTGTGTCTCCGCTATGTATTATCTTATCTGGAATTTGTAAATTACTATTATTTTCTAATGAAACCAATCCATCAGCATGTATTCTTAATCTCCCCTGTTCAGAACCAGCACCTGCGGATCTTGTTTTCAAAGTCAGACGCATTGGCATATCACCGTCTGATGGAGTGCCGTCTACTTCTGCAAGAATACTTGCACCGATCTCATAAGAGTTACCATCATAACCTTGCCACTGAAAATTCCCGATATCATCACCATTTTGGACTATAGTTGGTGTTCCACCACCTCTTGCTTTTTCAAATAGAATGTTAGGATCGTTACCGTTATTCACTGTAGAACGAACTGTTAAATTGTTACCAATAGTGTTTTCAATTATTGCATTACCATGCACATGAAGAGTTTTTTCTGGAGTTTGAGTATCTCCTACCATTAAATTCTCACTAACAGTGGTAATACCTGTTGCGAATATATCTCCATCTTTACTTAAAGTTATTCCACTACCAACTACAATACCGTTTCTTGCGGTAACTAAACCAACTGAATCAATATTAGTTACGTCTTCATAAGTTAATGTTCCACCAACTGATACACTTCCACCAACATTTAAACTACCAGCGATACCAACACCACCACTGACAATAACTGCACCAGTCGAAGAACTCGTAGAATCTGTTGCGTTTGTGAAACTTGTAATGCCAGATACAAATACGTTAGTCATTGAACCGACACCAACAAATTTCGATGCAGTTATAACTCCAACATTTGCATTTTGAAATGTAATATCATCTGTGCTCTTGAGTGCGACATTTCCTGTTCTACCATAAAAACCTGTGACTTCTGAAGTGGTTGCACCAGCAAATCCAATCAATCTTGCCTGAATTGCAACACCATCAGCGGGGGCAGATACAAATATGAGTGAACTACCAACCACAGAATAAGCTCTGGTTGTTGATCCGTCAGATGGATGTTGAGTAACACCATCAAGTGTAACTAAAACATCATTATTTGATGGTATTTCTTTTGAGAGATTGAATGTTGATGTTGATCCGTCACCTGTAAAATTATTAACTGTATTGTCCGTAAGATCAAAACTTGGTGCAACTTCACCTATGAATGAACCAAATACTTTGTCTGCAACTGATGGCGCTGTGCTGAATACGATTGTAGAGTCCGCTTCAATACCGTAACCAACTGTAGGTGGTTTTGCTTCTGTTGGTTGTTGTATTACACCGTTGATTGATAAACTTAATTGTGCAGCACGACTTACACTAGCTTTCGTGCCGTTTGAGTGAGTTGCCTTAAATTTAGTATTAACACCATCAAATGCAACATTAAGAGTATGTGATGTTCCAGCACCAAGACCAGTCAAATCTATCGCAGTTGAAGATGCTGCGTTTGAAGCATTGGTTGCAAGTTTGATTGTGCTTTGATCTACCTTGATTATAAAATATGCAGTTCCATCAGTTAGACCTGTGATTACAGTTCCACCACCCTTTCCATATGTAACTCTCTGTCCTGTAACAAACCGATGATTTGCAAACGTTAAAGTGTCATTGGCAACAGACACCACATCGGCACTCGATCCATCGAACGTCAAGGTAAATGACGCAATATCATCGAGTAATTTAAATGTGTTTGTTGAATCACCTACTACAGGTGCATTACCGAGGTATGCCATTTATCTTTTTAGTTATTTATTCTGAGACAACAGTGCATCCTGTGAACCCACCATTTTTACCATCAGGATTTGCAATCTCAGCGTTTGCATCTGATTCAGCAGAATAGGTTTTTCTATCTGCATAAACATCAGACCATGATGAGTTTCCTTTATAGTAAACTGTTTTAGAATTTAGTAAAACAGATTGTTTTTTAATGTGATATGCCATCGTTTTTAGTTATTTATATTGACAGTCTGAACATACTAAAATAAGTGCAATCGACCTCAATATTTGCGTCACCTACATTAGAAGACGTATATGCCATACATTTTATTACATCTCCAGCTGCTAAAGTCACTGATCCACTAACACTTGTAGTGAGAATTATATTAATTTTACCTTGTTGAACTTGACCTCTAAATCCTGACATTAAACTACCATTTTTAAATACTCTAAGACGAACTATGTCTCCCAACTCGCCTGGGTCATCTATTCCAAAATTAGCACTTACATGATATACTCCACCTTTTCCAGATGGAACCGTAAATTCGCCAGTGCTGGTATTATATGCATTATCTGTGTCATGATCTTCGGTATCAAATATGATAGTAGCCTCTGTCTCAAAAGCTAATGATTGTGTGGTTGTCACTCTCGCTGAGAATGATGGTGTATTGACAGCTGTTAATCCTGATCCGTCACCAGTGATGACACCATTTACATCAAGAGCTGTTCTTGGAATGGTGCTTCCAATACCAACTCGCCCACCACTCATGATGCGAACTCTCTCTCTATTTTGAACTCCATGTCTTAAGATAAAGCCTAGATCTCCACCATTATCTCTTCTAGTAATGTATGACACATTCGAGTCATCATCCTGAGCTATTCCAAGTCCTGTATTAACTTTATTAGATATGTCAAAATGTGCAATACTTGTGGTCGCAGATCCTACTTGGGTATCTCCAAATACAAAAGTTGAAACACCAATGTGACTTCCAGCGTGAACCTTAAACTGAGTAAGAGTTCCACCTATTTCTACTTGTCCTCCATCAGCATTAGGATTACTTGCATGACCAGTCCCAAACGTGGATATACCAGTTGCAAATATATCTCCGTCTGGACTTAAAGTAATTCCTGTTCCTACCTTTGTGGTGCTGTTTGCAGTGAGTGTATTAGTCGTGAGTGTAGTTACAATACCTGTTGTGGCAGTCAAAGTCGTGACAATTCCTGTCACAATCTTAGTCGCACCTGTGCTATCTATTCTTAATCTCTCTGTATTATTTGCATCACTCGTATGAATCGTCAACAAATTATCACTACCGCTAGCAGTAGTGATACTTGTTATTCCAGATATACTTTTTGGATTTACTACGGTCATTTGGGTTCACTTTCCCCCTTTAGTTTTAGTTATTTATTCAGAAGTTTTATCTGCAATCAGTTTTGCTTTCCAAGCATCTTTGACTGATGTTGTCCAGACAGCATTACACACAGCTTTGACTTCATCTGCAATTGCAGTTGTGCCATCAGGCTCCTTATCAAGTGGATTATCAACTAGATTATCGGATGCATCAAGTGTGCCTGGATTTAACGCAAATCTATTAAAAGATCTTGTAAGTTCAGTTCCATCTTTCTTGATGACTGTAGCTTTTCTGACTTGCACGATTTTATATGTGCCAACGACTTCAATTTTGTCGTATTCAGTGGATTCTGTAAGTGCCATTTAGGATTAATCTCCGATTAAAACAGGTTTATAGCGTATCAGTTTATAGACATAACGAATGGTCTATGCGGTAGTGATATACCAAACATTGAACCTAATCTGAGTGTTGCTATTATTAAGATCGCTATGTTTTATATAAAACCAAGACTCACTTCCGCCTTGTGAGGATACTAAAAACTGAACTTTATCACTGCCAGTGACCATAGCTCCAATATGACCGTCATCTGTATTGGCTACTCGATAGAAAACACTAGACCCCATATTAGTAGCATCTTGCACAGCAAATGGAAGTCCCCCGATTGAAACGTTGTTTCCCGAAGTTCTATTACTAAAAGTTTCTACTCTGGCGCTTATATTAACCAGTCTACCAATTTTAGTATAAATGGCGCTTGAAGAAGAGTTAGTTCCAGTGGATACAGCAGGAGTCCATGTGCCCTCTTCGTAATCATCTAAAGCGTTAGCTGTTGCGGTGTCTCCGTTAAATGTTATACCACCTGTCTCTAGAATTCTAAGTCTTTCATTTCCAGAATGACCACCTTCTATAAAAAGTAAATCATCAGTAGATCCTTGTAACTGAATTGCCCATTCATCATTAGTCGAGTTATCATAATTATTTGCAAATACTAGGTTTGCACCTGATGATCCCGCTGGCCCTGCAATTCTGACTCCAGAATTACTACCAGCATGATGAAACTCAGAAAATCCACCAGATGTTTGAGAGACACTTATGCCAGCACCAGTGGTTTGAAAACGCCTTGTATTATTATGGAACAGCTCCACGGATCCATTTTGATTTGTAACTATTTGATCTTCGCTATCAGCAGCATTTCTAACTTTAAAAATGCTAGTCGGTATTCTTAAAGCACCTGTATCATTTTTAATAAAAGAGGCTACTCCATTATGATATATGTTTAGATCTCCACCCGATCCAAAGCGAGCTCGTGCATTATCAACAAAATTTAATTGATTTGCTGACTTATCATATGTTATCGATGATATTCCACTATCTCCAATAAACTGAACATCATCTGTAAATGTTGTAATACCAGTTGTAAATATGTCTCCGTCTGGACTTAAAGTAATTCCTGATCCTACCTTTGTGGTGCTGTTTGCGATGAGTGTATTGGTTGTAAGTGTTGTAACAATTCCTGTTGTAGCAGTTAGGGTTGTGACAATACCTGTGGGAGCTCGTAGTGTTGTTATATTTCCAATGGTTGCTTCAAATGTAGTTACAATACCTGTTGTGGCAGTCAAAGTCGTGACAATACCAGTCGTTGCTTTTAAAGTTGTAACAGTTGTGATGCCAGCGATCTCTACTCCAGTAACGGACGGTGTAATCGTCCCTACTCCAGATAGGCTTGTTATTTTATCGACTCTAATTTCTGACGCCATTTGGGTTCACTTTCCCCCTAATTGTTTTACTATTTAGACCACAACGTAGTTGCCGTCAACGGTCAAAGTTCCAGCGATTGACACTGGGCCTGCCATCATGCCTCGGAAACTGGTTCCGATGTAATGAACTCCTGTAAGTTCACTGTCATGTATGATCATTCCGTTTGCAACATACAAACCTTTGAATGAATTACCAATTCCTGTAAGATCATTATCATCAACAGTTGAAGTATTGACACCAACAGGTGTATTTGTAGATATACCAGCAGTCTCGGATACAAACTTACCAGCAGATACTCCTGTCAAGAATCGTCCATCACCACGAACACTCGTCGCACTGACGATACCAGACATGATAATAGTTCCAATACCACTATATTGTCCAAAATTGGCATTTAATTTTGATGCGTTGATAGTTGCATCCGCAGGCGTTCCAATGGTAATTGAGTTACCCAATGCAATGATAAAGATATTTGCATCAGCAGTTGGTGGATTTGAAAATGTTATCTGATCATTTGTAACTGTAAATGCTGATCCAACTTCCTGTATGACACCACCTAAAGAGACTAATAATGCATTAGCGGATCCTGGCTTATATGATAATCCACCAGTTGTTAAATTAAATGTTGTCTTCGATCCATCAAACTGAGATTGTAGATCATCCAGTTTAATGAAGTTACCTTGAGTTAATTGTCTTCCTAAGTATGCCATTAATTTAACCTCTAATCATTAGTCGAGTGTATAATATGATCCGTTGAATGCAATGACCAAATTTGTCTGATTGGTCAAAGTGCAGTTGTCACTAGCGGGTGTATATTGATTTGACTGATTTTGATGGATATATAGATCATCATTAGCATGAGTAGCACCCAAACAAAAATGTCCTGATGACACATTCTGAAAAGATCGTGTGAAATTAACAGGTATATGCACAACTCCACTTGGGGTGAATGGAAGTTGAGCTCGATTTCCAGACCCATCAGTCATAACTGCTGTTCTGTTATTAGTGCTTGTCTGACCATCGGTTCTTATCCAACCAAAAATATGAACTACAGGGCCTATTTTGACATACTTTGCGTGTGCTCCAGAGGCATTTGTTCCTGTTGTTAAACCATTATCTTTATGAATTTCCCAATCTAAATCTCCTGACTCAAAGTCATCGAGGGTGTTACTTAAAACTGCTTCTAAATCATTTGGAGTAACACTATGTCCATATTGAAATCTTATTCCAGCACTAGAATTCAATTGATCTAGTCTACCAGTTGAATCTATTCGCCAATGAGCTGTTGGTGATGCTGCACCATCAGCCGTTGTAGCAAATACTAATCGGCCAGGCATGTCATTGGCGCCTGGTGTTCCATCAACCTCACCTTTTATTTGAGCAGCCTGAGTTTGAAGATCTGTTCCATCCGCACCAGAAAAACTAATTGCTCCCAAAATATCACCACTTTGGACGATTGTATTAGGATATCCTCTAGATTTTCCAAGATCTATACTAGGCCCAGATGCAGTGCTTTGATTTCTTACGACTGCTAGACCAGCTCCTCCACCACTACTTTCAATTTGCAACAGACGATTATTTGAAGCTCCAATATTTCTTGCAACTGTGGAATTAATTAATACTCTACCATCAGATGTGATGCGAGCTCTTTCTGTTGGAGAAGACGAGCCATCAGCAGTTGTTGCAAATACAAGTCTACCAGGCATATCATCAGTGCCAGGTGCTCCATCTACATAAGATTCAATTTGAGCACCTCTTGCAAATTGAGTTCCATCAGAACCTTCAAAGAAAACAGAACCTAACTTATCGTCATCTTGAAGAACAGTGTGAGAACCAACTGTGCTATTTCTTGAGTGAGCAAGAATAATACCACCACCAATAGTGGAGTCAATGTAGGTAGCTGATGCTATACGACCCCATCTTCCAGATACGCTATCAGATACTTGAACGAGTGGAGTATTTCCACCATCAAAAAGTCTAGGTGTGGTATCTCCTATCAACAATCTGCCATTTTTTGTGATGCGAAGTCTTTCTGCTCTGTTAGAATTATTACTAGGACTTGTTGCAAAAGTAATATCAGTTGGTATTTGATTTCCAGCTACAGTTCCATTTACAACTCCAGATATTTGTGCTGTATTATGTTCTAAGTCTGTTCCATCAGCACCAGAAAATGAAATTCTTCCCAGAAAATCACCATCTGCTACGGTGGTGACTGCTCCATCAGATGTGCCTCTTGTTTTAGCAAATCTAACAACTGGAGAGTTAGCAGAATTTTCATTATTGATCAATGAAAATGAAGAAGCATTAGCACCTAATCCCTCTAATTGTAAATAACTTGAAGCACTAGAACCACCAACATTTCTTATTGAATTAGAACCAAGAAACAATCTACCATTATTATCGATGCGAATTCTTTCATTACCAGAAGTATTAAATGAAATTGTATTGCCCTCAGGAAATCTTATCGCAGTATTTGTGTTTCCTCTATGGACTATCTTATCATCAATTATGACATCACCAGCAAATCCTTCAGTAAATGTAGAAATACCAGTTGCAAATATGTCTCCGTCTCTAGTTATTGTAACACCTGTTCCGACCTTTAAGTCCTGACCTTCAAGAGTGCCATTAATATGAATACCCTTGACAGTAGAAATACCAGTTGCAAATATGTCTCCGTCCTTACTTAGAGTTATTCCACTACCGACTACAACACCATTTCTTGCTGTGATTAATCCAACCGAATCAATATTAGTTACATCCTCATAAGTTAATGTTCCTCCAATCGAAACTGATCCACCAATCGAAACATCACTGACAAAGTTCACTGTTCCGCCAACTGAAAGAACAGCGTCTGAACCGTTTAGTGTCGTAATTGTTGTAACACCAGCAAACGCAATACCAGTGTTGATACCAATGCTTCCAATTTTGGTGAGTGCCATATTATGTAATCTCCATAATCGTTAAAGCAGCATCAACACTATTATTTGTATCGCTGTCAACAGTTAAAGTGTCTGTTGTTTCTAATACAACTTTGTTTCCACCCATAAATTCAAGTGATGATCCTTGTGGAATCGGAGCATTCTTGAGTAACTTGACATCCTCAGTTGTGCCTGCACGAGTAATTCCAACTCCCACGTTTACACCAGATCCAGATGTGTTTGAAAGTGTGATACCAATCACAACAGTTGTTGTTGCGGCAGGAGCAGTGTAGATTCCAACTGTGGTCACTCCCACA